TAAAGAACTTTGAGTTTATAACTAGGGAGGAGAATGATGAACGCAAAAGAAAGCTCAACGCTAAGATCGAAGCTGAAACTAGAGCTAGGCTTGCAGGTCAAAGACCAACACCTGAATAAGTATTATGATGCAGGTCTGCCTAGTTATACCCTCGTGTATAATAACACAGTTTACTTTGGTCATACCAAAGATGAAGTAATTGAAAAAGTATTGAGAGAAATGAAAGGAGAAACTAATGATGAAAGTGGTTAACAAAAGTGTCCAACGTTGGACAGTTAGCACTGGTTCTTATTGCCTACGTGTGCTTATATCCCTGTCCATGTTACTAAACGTACTGACAGGTGGGCGAGTACACCAACCCTTTAGTGCAAGGAACTGGCAGTGGAAGAAGAATAAAAAATATAACCTTGTCTTTCTAATTGACCTATGCTATGGTGAGGATCACTGTATGCACAGTTGGATAAGATGGACAACAAGACAGGAGATAGCGAATGAACTCAGCCGAAATACCTAACGACCCATGTGATGATTGGTCAGATCATATCTTGACCTTGACAACACGTTGTGGTATAACTATATAACTAACTATCAGTTGCAACCCAAACAAAAAGGAGATTACAAATGCCATTTGATATAACAACAAACAACTTTAGCGTACCTGAAAACTTTGACTTTGAGGTGGAGTATGAACCATCCAAAGTTCCTGACAAGAAGTACGTCAAGGTTAAAGGTACAGACACATACCTTAACGTGGTGGGTAATGGCTTTACCACTACGTCACACACAAACTTTGCCCATACTGTATGGAATACCATGCAGGACAAGCTATCTGCTGAAGAGCTAGATGGTATGGCTATTGATTGGAGGTCTGCTCGTAACGATGGATACATGATGATGGACATCACATTGCCTAACGTAAGCTATGACATCTACACAGATAAGCATAGCGAGAAGATCGGTCAGCGTATCATAGGTCTACATGGAGTGGACGGTCTATGCTCTAACATCGTGGTGTATGGACAGATCTCATTCTTCTGTACCAACAAGATGGTACGAGGTGAGCATGACATAGTGAAGCGTAAGAACACATCTAACTTCTCTATAGATAGCTTTGGCAGACAGCTAGAGCAATCTTCAACAGACTTCTATGAGCAGGCTAATACACTACAGCACTGGGCAGATACATCCACAGCTAACGTAGATGTTAAGGCTCTGTTTGAGAAGATCATGTCTGAAACTCAGGCAGAGAAGATGTACTCATTGTATGGTGCAGAGGTAAGCACACGAGGTGCTAATGCCTACAGTATCTACAGTGCCTTCACTAACTATGCAAGCTACGCTGATGAGCGTAATGGCTTTAAGCTACGTAACACAGGCAAAGATACTGAAGCAGTATCCATGTGGAACAGAGAGCTTGACGTTACCAAGTGGGTAAAGTCCAAGCAGTTTCAAGACTTGGTAGCTGCTTAATGGCACTACCTCGTTTTACACAGAAGCGACTAGATACTTATCGTTTCAATCCACCACAGGATATCGTAGACGCAAATGTTGTGAAGCGTTGTGAGCTAGGCAAAGACCTAGCCACAGCCACACAGCTTGCTCGTAGTCTTAATAAGAAGATAGACCTATGGAGAAAAGGTAAGGACAAAAGCGTTGAGGTACACAGTAAAAGCACTGTCAATCAGATTGTCAATGCATACACAGAGTCGTGGGATTTTGCACAGTTACGTGACAAGACACAGACAGACTACAGATACTTTATGCGTCAGCTATCAGCCGACATAGGTAATAGAAAGTACAAGTCTGTGACACTGAAAGATGCAAAGCAGATATACAACAAGTGGTTGAACAGAGGGATAACCTTTGCCAACCATGCCTGTAGTGTAAGCTCACGCTTATTCACATACGCAGTACAGTTTGATGACGAACCATTCAATCCCTTTAGTCACATAAGGAGGAAGTCACCTATACAACGTAAGGTAGTGTGGACTAGGACTGACGTTACCAAGTTTCTTGACACAGCTTATGCTGAGTTTGACACTAGGAACATAGGACTGATAGTTCAGATGGCTTATGAGTGGGTGCAAAGGCTAGGTGATATGCGTCTGTTAGAGTGGACAAGTATCAAGGATAGGCAGGTTCACATCAAGCAATCTAAGCGTAGAGCAGAGGTATTTTTACCCATATCAGAGGAGCTATTTGACATGTTAGAACAGCAACGAAAAGACTTTGGCTTTCAGAGGTACATATGCCCTCAAATAAAGCCTGTACAGGGGGAGTTCTTACCCTATTCCTTGTATGGTCTATCCAAAAAAGGAAGGGATGTTATGCGTAAGGCAGAACTGTCTGACGAGCTACGATTAATGGACATTCGGAGGACAGGAACAACCGAAATGGTAGACGCAGGAGTGTCACTTGGACAGATCATGTCGGTGACAGGTCACACCAATCCAAGTTCGGTTAAACCCTACATGAAAAATACTTTTACGAGTGCAAATAATGCATTGACTACTCGTAGTGAGCATGTTAAAAGTGTGTATGATGTTTAATATTAATACACTTATAACTGATTTACAGTTACGTGATGGAGAATCTAAGCGTATGACTTGTCCTGTGTGTAAGAACAAGGAGAAGACATTCACCATCACTAACAACATGGGTCAGGTACTATGGAATTGTTACAAAGTATCTTGCTCAATCTCAGGAGGTAAGAGAGTACACCTCACAAGTGAGGACATTCGCAAGTCTCTAGGCTCGTTTGCTGAAGAGACAGTGGAAGTACCTTTTACTTTGCCTGAGTATATAGTTCCTCACAATAATAATGAGGACGTATTAAAGTTTGCAAATACCTATGGTCTGGATATAGAAACTACTGAGTTGATGTATGATGTAAAGGATCATAGGGTTGTGTTTCCTATCGTACACAATGGTAAGATCGTTGACGCTACAGGACGTAGCCTAAACAAAAGATTACCTAAGTGGAAACGATATGGAAAAAGTGACTTGCCTTATGCTCATGGCTATGGTAAAGTCGCAGTAGTTGTAGAGGATTGCGTGAGTGCCGCAGTGGTTGGAACAGTTAGCGATGTGCATGTTGGGGTTGCTGTGTTGGGTACATCACTATCAGAATCACACAAGCGATACTTATCGCAGTTCTCTATAGCAGTAGTTGCGTTAGACCCTGATGCTTTACCCAAGACACTAGCGTTTGTACGAGAATTGAAAGGTCATGTGCCTGACGTAAGAGCTTTACGTTTGACAGATGATTTGAAATACCAAAACCCACAAGACTTACACAGTCTTACCAACATAGGAGTATAATATGGAACTATCATTAGTACGTAGCTTGATGAACAGGGAGTTTTACGATGAACATCGTGGTGCTAAATGTCCTGACAGGCTATTCACAAAAGATGTTCGCAAGATTAAACAAGCCGTTGATCTTGCAATGGACAGGTACGAAAGGACTGTTACACCTGATGAGATTGAAGCTCTCTTCATGTCTGGCAATCCCACATTAACAACGGCACAGAAGCAGGCATACTCAGATCTGTTTCGTAAGATTAAAACCGAACAGCCTATGGGTAGTGACGTAGCACAGGAGGTGCTGTCCAAACTATTCCAACAGGTAGTCGGTGAAGACATAGCGAACTTAGGGTTTGACTATGTGAATGGTACACAGACTAGCCTTGAGCCGTTACGTAACTTGCTTGAGTCTTATTCAGATGACTTCACTCCTGATCTAAAGATCGAATGGGATGACATGTCTATGGAAACTCTGCTTGCCAAGAACAAGATGGAAGCGAGATGGACATTCAACATACCCTCACTCACTCGTGTGCTTGAAGGTGTGAACGAAGGTCACTTGGTTGAGATAGGTGCTAGACCTAACACAGGCAAGACATCTTTCCATGCAAGCCTGATTGCAGGTCCGAATGGATTTGCTAGGCAGGGTGCTAACTGCATCATCTTATGTAACGAAGAAGCGTCACATAGGGTAGGTGCTAGGTACTTAACTGCTGCATCAGGTATGTCTGTACAGGACATTAAGGCTGACCCAAGGAAAGCTAAAGAACTGTACGAACCTGTACGTCAGAACATTAAGGTGCGTGATGTAACAGGTAGAGATATGTCGTGGGTTGAATCTATATGCAAGTCATATAAACCTGACATTGTGGTACTGGACATGGGCGATAAGTTCGCCAAGACAGGAGGCTTTGCTCGACAGGACGAGGCACTCAAGGCTAACGCAGTACATGCTCGTATGATTGCAAAGCAACACAACTGTGCTATCTTCTATATGTCACAGCTATCTGCAGAAGCAGAGGGTAAGGTAATACTTAACCAAGCTATGATGGAGGGCAGTCGTACAGGTAAAGCCGCTGAAGCAGACCTTATGCTTTTGATTGCGAAAAATCCTACGAGAGAACACGAAGAGGATGAAGACCCACAGCGACATATTAATATTGTAAAAAACAAACTGTCTGGATATCACGGTGTAGTACACTGTAACCTAGACTACAAAACAGCGAGGTACACACCATGATTATAACACTAGAAGAAGGAGAAGCTCTGACTGCATTGTTTCTTGGAACAGAAAGATATAGCAGAGCTAGGTCTAAAGGAATACCCAAGAGATCAATGGGCAGTAATGACATGTGGAAAGATCCACTTGCCCACGATAAGGTAGGACTATATGCAGAGCTTGCATTAAATAAATACTTAAACACATACCCAATGCAGTCGCTATCGCTACAGCTAAAGACAAAGCGTAGTGGCAAGGACATGGGAGATGTACACTATGAAGGTATAAACATAGACGTAAAGGCTACGATACATGATCATGGTGTACTGTGGATAGATAAGGACAACCCTAACATAGACTACTACTGTTTCTTTGTAGTAAAGGAAGCTGAAAATAAAAATATACAATGTGACTTGAAAGGTTTTATTAAAGCTGCTACATTACATGAGAAGCAACCGATACACAGAAAGCAGTTTAGATTTCCATGTAAGGTAGCCGAACAAAACGAACTAATACCATTGGAGGAAGCATTTGAAACTAATATTAGACATTGAAAACACAGTCACTAAGCGTGATGGCAAGATGCATCTCGATCCATTCGAAGCTACTAATGAGCTTGTGATGGTGGGCATGCTATCTGATACAGGACAAGAGGCACTCGTTACGTTTAACCACAGCGAGGTTGACCCTGATACTGATGGTCATACGATAGTACAGGATTGGTTGGATAGATCGACCATACTCATTATGCATAACGCTGCGTATGATTTGATGTGGCTATGGGAGAGTGGGTTTACCTATGACGGTCCTGTGTTTGACACTATGCTAGGTGAGTATGTATTACAGCGTGGATTGAAAGAGCCACTATCTCTTGAGGCATGTGCTGAGAGGTATAACCTAGACACTAAGAAGCAAGACACACTCAAGGAGTATTTCAGTAAGGGTTATTCTGTTGCTGACATTCCTTGGCAGGAGTTAGCAGACTACTTACGTGCTGACCTACATGCTACTCAGCAGTTAGCCGATAGGATATACAAAAGATTATTGTTAAAAGACAATAGCTTACGTGATACAGTTGACCTAACTAATCAGGTAGTTGTGTGCCTAGCACGTATCTATCAGCGTGGCTTTAAGGTTGATCTGTCTGTGTTGGATACAGTGCAGAAAGAGTTTGAGACAGAGAAGCAGGAGTTGACTGACGCTCTGACTAAGCAGGTACGTGATCTTATGGGTGACACACCTATCAACCTCAACAGTCCAGAGCAACTGTCGTGGGTTATATACAGTCGTAAGCCACAGGACAAAGCTATGTGGGCAAATGAGTTTGAGCCTTACATGCATGTAGATAAGTATAAGTCTACAGTACGTACTCACTCTGACATAATATATAAGCAACGAGCAGAGCGTTGTAAGGATTGTAATGGCTCTGGTAAGATAAGAAAGGTTAGGAAAGATGGAACTTTATATGCAAAATATAATAACTGCAGTAGCTGTGATGCTAGTGGTTATTTGTTTATACCACTACACTCTGTTGGAGGATTACGATTCAACGCACCGAACGCAAAGTGGATTTCTGCAAACGGTTTTAGTACTAATAAAACGAATCTTCAGTACCTTGAAGGTGTTGCTCGTGCGAGGGATATGGATGATGCTGTTGCTTTTCTTGGCAGGGTGCAACGACTATCGGCAATCGACACTTACCTGTCCTCATTTGTGGAAGGCATACGAACACACACCAAATGTGACAATCGCTTGCACGTTAGACTTCTACAGCACAGGACTGCTACAGGTAGACTGAGTGGAGCAGATCCTAACATGCAGAACATGCCTAGAGGTGGTACATTCCCTGTGAAAAAGGTATTCGTATCACGATGGGATGGTGGTAAGATCATGGAAGCTGACTTTGCACAGTTAGAGTTTCGTGTAGCCGCATACTTAGGACAAGATAAGATAGCTATGGAAGAAGTAGCTACAGGATTTGATGTACATGCTTATACTGCAAAGGTTATATCCGATGCAGGTCAGCAGACATCAAGACAAGATGCTAAAGCTCACACATTTGCACCGTTGTATGGTGCTAGTGGGTATGGGCGAACACCTGCTGAAGCTGCGTATTACTCGCAGTTCAACGACAAGTATACAGGTATTGCCCAATGGCATAAACGTCTTGCTAGTGAAGCACTAAACACTGGCAGGATTTCAACCCCTTCAGGACGAGAGTTTTCCTTTCCTGATGTTGTACGTAGACGCAACAACACAGTCTCGCATTTTACACAGATAAAGAATTATCCTGTGCAGTCCTTTGCGACAGCAGACATTGTGCCTATAGCACTACTACACATAGATAAGGAACTCAAAGACCTGAGAAGTTGTATCGTGAATACAGTACATGATTCTATCGTGATTGACGTTCACCCAAATGAGGAGCATGCTGTTCTCAGCGTAATAGATAGTACAAATGCTAAGTTAAAAGACCTGATCGACACGAGATGGAATGTTAACTTTAATGTACCTCTATTATTAGAGGCAAAAATAGGTCCGAATTGGCTTGACACTACCGATGTAGCATGATATAACTAGGACTTTAACACTTTTGAAAGGAGTAAATAATGATGAATGATATTGTAAATATTGACACTAATAACTACGCAGCTATGGCGAAAGCTATGGGTATAGCAAACGAATCTTCCTCTTCTAAGGAGAAGAAGGGTAGCACTCTTGCTCGATTTCGTATTAGCCACACACCTATAATGGGTACGGCTGAAGTGAATGGTAAGCAGAAGAATGTTGAGATAGTTGAAGGAGGTTCTTTCAAGTTGGAAATACCTGACGGACCTACGTACTATGCAACATCTGCTCGACTACGACCACACCTACAAAGGTTCATGCACAAGAAGTTTGTGATGGGCAGTGGTGATCAGAAGAATCGCTACGTTAAAACTATCATGGCTGATGATCTTAACATGGATCTGAAGGACAACGATGGTGGGTTTAACTGTGGTAGACGTTCTGGATACATCGAGGACTTCTCTGCCTTGCCTCAGAAGGACAAGGATTTGATACGATCAATCAAGCGAGTACGAGTTGTGCTTGGTACGATTGAACTTATCAACCCTGTTGATGAGAAAGGTTCTCCAGTAGATGTAGATATTACACCTGCTATATGGGAAGTAGAGAACAGGGATGCGTTTACCACACTAGGTGGTTGCTTCTCACAGTTCGCTAAGATGAAGCGTTTGCCTGTACAGCATCACATTGATCTTGTAACAGAGGCAAGGGAGCTACCTAATGGGAACAAGTACTACGTTCCTGCTACCAAGCTTAACCTATCCGAGAGCCTACGTGTAGAGGATGCAGACCAAAAGTTATTTGGTGACTTCATACAGTGGGTGCAGAACTACAACGAGTATATACTTAATGCTTGGAGTGAGAATGTTCACAACAAGCAGGAGGTTGACATTGATGTAGATGCTTTTGTTGACGTTGAAGACGCAACAGTACAATGATGCACCCTGCTGAGTTAGCTCTCCATCAATACATGGAGGACGCTGCACAAGGCAAAACACATATGTCCAAGGCTACCATCGAAAAGGTAGCCGAGGATATAAAGTCTGCCCTGCAACGTCAGTTTGGTGGTGGTAATAAACAGGACAAGTTTCGCCTACGTATGTCAAACATAGGTAGACCTACTTGCCAACTCTGGTTCGATAAGAATCAGCCAGAGAAAGCATTACCCAAGCCTACTACATTTGTAATGAACATGATGCTTGGCGATATAGTTGAAGCTGTATTCAAAGCTCTGCTTACTGAAGCAGGAGTTGAGTACACAGACAATGCCAAGGTCACACTTAAACTAGAAGACGATGAGATTTCAGGGGAGTATGACCTTGTAATTGATGATGCTGTTGATGATGTTAAGTCTGCATCTGATTGGTCTTACCGTAACAAGTTTGCATCTTATGCTACACTTGCACACGGTGATTCGTTTGGGTATGTGTCACAGCTTGCAGGCTATGCTCGTGCTGCTGATAAAAAAGCAGGAGGTTGGTGGGTAGTAAACAAAGCCAACGGTGAGTTTAAGTATGTCAAGGCAGACATGGATCTTGATGAAGAGATCACTAAGATACAGCACACTGTCGATACGCTTAACGATAACGAGTTTGAGCGTTGCTTTGAGCCTGTGCCTGAGAAGTGGAGAGGCAAAGAGACAGGTAATATGGTACTGAATGATAACTGTAGGTTTTGTAACTACAAGTTCTCATGCTTTCCTACGTTAGAGGAAAAGCCTGCTAAGTTTTCGCAAGCTAAAGAACCAAAGATAGTGTCCTATGTCACTCAACAGTAAACAGTTCCAAGCCGCAAGGAAGTACGGCTATCGCAGTGGTCTTGAACATAAGATCTCTATTGATCTTAAAGAGAGAAAGGTTAAGTATCTCTATGAGAAAGTTAAGATTGAATGGGAAGACCTCTGCTACCGTACCTATACACCTGACTTTGTTTTGAATAATGGTATTATTATTGAGAGCAAAGGCATGTTCACTGCAGGAGATAGAAGAAAACATCTTGCCGTAAAGAAGCAACACCCAAAGTTAGACATACGATTTATCTTTGAGAATAGTAGACGTAAGCTACGCAAAGGATCAAAGACTACGTATGCTAACTGGTGTGAGAAGCACGGCTTTATGTACGATACTCGTGTCATACCAGAGGCATGGGTAAAGGAAAAAGGAAAGCATAACTACCCAGATGTTATACCCTTTCCCTTAGAAAAGGTTAGGAGGTAGTATGGCAGAAGAAGAAGTACTACTGCCCTTTAACCCACAAGACTTCGTGATAAAGGTAACACCTGTACTGCGAGATAAGTCTTGGACAGGTGAAGTAAATGTTAGTATAGTTATTGCAGATGATATGTATCTATGCGATGAAGACTATGCTAACATGCTCCACTTCTGTCGCATGCTAACAGCTACAGTTCCCATGATGGAGGAGATGAAATCGTTTAGAGAATTAATTAATGATTATGCTTTGAATGAGCTTGACAAACCAGAGGATACTGTGGTAAAACCTAGAGTAGTTTCTCGCAAGGATAATGTTGTGAGAGTTTCTTTTAACCCCAAAACGAATGGAGGTAAACAATGAGTGAAGATATGGTAAATAGTCCACCACACTATAATCAGAAAGGTATAGAGTGTATTGACGCTATTGAAGCAGCCACAGATGATGGCTTTCAGTATTACTTGCAGGGTAATATACTCAAGTACATATGGCGATACAGATATAAGGGAGGTAAGGAAGACCTTGAGAAAGCTCAATGGTACTTGACAAAGCTTATTGATGTAGTCAAATGAGGGTCAAGGTATTCATAACTCTGGACATAGACGAGGATGAATATCCTGTTCCTGTAGACGGTGAAGTATCACAGGAGATAGAAGAAGCTTTTAACGAATACATATATGATGTTGATGGCTTAGAAATAAAAACAATTAACGTATTAATGGAGAATAAATAATGAGTTTACCAACAGACTATCAAAACTTTATAGCCACATCTCGTTATGCTCGTTGGTTAGATAACGAACAGAGAAGAGAGACATGGAATGAAACAGTAAGCAGGTACATAGATTATATCTGCAGTAAAGAAAACCAACTACGTAAATCCACAAGCATGTGGTCTACGATGAAGCATGAATTACATAATGCTATCTACAGGCTAGATGTTATGCCTAGTATGAGAGCCTTGATGACTGCAGGACAGGCACTAGAGCGAGATAACACAGCAGGATACAACTGTAGCTATCTGCCTGTAGATGATCCAAAGTCTTTTGATGAGGCTATGTACATACTACTGTGTGGTACAGGTGTAGGCTTTTCTGTAGAGAGACAGTACGTAAACAAACTACCTGAAGTACCAGAGCATCTATACAACTCTGACACTTGCATTGTCGTGAAGGACAGCAAGGAAGGTTGGGCTAAGTCATTACGTATGTTACTAGCCCTATTGTATGCAGGAGAAATACCTACATGGGATGTGTCTAAGGTTAGACCTGCAGGTGCTAGGCTAAAGATATTCGGTGGTAGGGCAAGTGGACCTGCACCTCTAGTTGATCTCTTTAACTTTACTGTTAATATGTTTAAGGCAAGTGCAGGTAAGAAAC